ATCGAAGCTCTCAGACCCGGTCGTCCATACGGGGGCGCACGGGACGTAGTACAGAATCATGGGGAGGGCGCTTACCGGGGCTCGGTAGGCCTGCTCCTCGTAGGGGTTGATGCGGGTAATGGGCCGCTGTAGACCCTGACCCTCATCCACAAGCACCTGGTGGACCTTGAAGAAGTCGCCGTCCGGGCAGATGGTCGCCAGGGCGTACTCCTTGGTTCCTGCCGCAGTGTTGAACGTGACCTTCTTGACGAAGAAATCTCCCGTTCCAGAGGACAGAATCTTGTCCCACGTATCTGCAACGGCGGACGTTAGAGCCGTGTACCCCTCCGTGTCGGTGATGTGGGTGTTATTCACCGTGTCCGTCATGGAACGGAGTCGGGTTAGCATTGCAGAGGCTAGTACGGCGCGGCTCATGTGGTCAGTATACCAAAGAAAAAGGGGAGGGGCTCATGTCTAGCGCCCCTCCCCGGTTGTCCCTGCTAGCTAGGGTTTTTCCTTAGCACACGCCGCACGCCTGCATGAAGCTGTAGAGGGCTTTCGCCTTGTCCTCAGGGCTTGCGGCCCTGGAGAACTGCTTCATCGCAAGGACGCCGGCCTCTCCGCCAGCCTCCTCGCCAGGTTCCTCGCCGGGCTCCGTGGCATCCTCCTCAGGACTCTCCATGTCACCCATCTTGCTGGACTTACCCATCGGAATATCAAACCCGATGGCGTCGCTAATCTTACCCATTAGTCAACCACGTTGTAAGCAAACGTAATCTCAAGAGAGACCTGGGACGCAGCGGGCGGGTCTGCAAGCGCAGCCGCAGCTAGGTTCCAGCACTCAACCTGAATAGAGCCGGCGCCTGTCGCCGTGTTGCGGACAAGGCTGCCGGGGACGTACTTCCACTTCTGCGGCGTGACCGTCGCAGCGGTGTGAGTCGTACCCTCAACGTCCAGGACCTGAGCCCCGGTGCCCACAATCTGAATGGTGTAGAGACCAACACCCTGGCGCGTGTTTCCGGGGCTGGTAAGCCCCTTGCCACGCACCTTGGTCATAGCCGCCGCACCCGCACCAGTGAAAATTGCACGAATCGTAAACTCCGGCGTGATAGCCGAAGCATTCGTGTGAGTAGCAGTGCTAGGCGTAGTCATGGTCCACCTATTAGAGGCCGAAGTTGGTCAGCTTGACGTGCGGACCAGGGTTCTTGCACTTCAGGTTACCGTAGAACACGAAGCGAACCTCGTACGCATCGGCATCCGGACGACGGAGGAAGTCCATCCCGTCGAACTTGTTGAGGTGCGGCGCAGCCTTGAGGCTGAACAGCGAGAACGCGTCCAGCTTTAGGAGCCATGCCTTGTTACGCGGGCAGAACGGGTCTGCAACCACCTCAATGGGGCCGTTCTCACCCTCAATGGAGATACCACTGAAGGAGTGCTTGGCCTTGCCACCGCCATCGTTGTAGATAATCTTGCTGCCAAGACTCTTCTTCATGTTGGCGATTTCGATGTTGTTCGCCACAAGGACGTTCGGGTAACCGATACCCTGGAAGCCGGCCTGCGCCGAGGCGTCCACAACCGCGTCCTCCATCGCCCAGCCGCTGTAGTCAACCGACTGACCAGCAAGACGGACCGGGTCCGCAGCGCGGACAAGGCCGTATAGCGTGGTCGGCGCGGCACCACCAGCGACGTACTCGTCAAGACCGGTGATGACCGTACGAGCCGCGCTAGCCTGGTCGCCGGAGCGAACGATGTAGTCGTTATCGGCCTCAGCCGTGTTCGTGGTCGCCGGAGCAACCGCGAAGGTCAGGGTACGGTTGCGACGGTCGATACCGGTCACAACGCTCTGAACGGTACCCGAAGCAAGGGCACGCACCGTGGGCGAAAGGCCCGTGGCGCTGACGAACCGGAGGCTCATCCCAAGCTCAAAGTAGTTCATGTTCGCGGTGCTGTAGAGCGTAATCGTGGTCGTAGCCGACCCCGAAAGAACGCGCCCAAGGACACCGTCGCCCGTACCGTAGAGGTACGTGGCAAGCGTGCTCATCTCCGTGGTCGCAATACCACGGGTCTCGTTGTCCCAAAGGTCAACAAGCGCACCCTCCGACTTGACCGCAGCCTCGGCCGCCTCGCCAGTGATACGGGCGATGCCGTGATGCTGGACGCGGGTAAGCGCCATGCGTAGGTAGTTACCCTGCTGAATGTTCAGCTGGGCAAAGGTGAAGTCAGCGGACGAGCCCTGGGGGTTCGCATTCTGAATCGGAACATATGCAAGCTCGCCCACGAAGTCAGTCTCCTTCTTGAGACGCTTGTGGAGAACGAACATTTCGTTGATGGACTTAGGAATCTCCCCATTCGGGTAGAGAACCTTTAGGGCAGCCTGGCTGCCAGCTACGGTAGCGGTCATTGTCTTTTTCTTTCACGCGGCCCAATGGGCCAATAGGGTTTTATCGTTCCGTGGATGCCCGGAGCGCTGCTCCAACCGCATCCCTGGCTGCTGCCAGGCGTTCATCGCCATCCAGGTCTTTGAAGCTCGCCCCAAGCGACCTGCGCTCGGAAGAGTCATCGGCTGAAAGCGTTCTGCCCGTTGCGCTGCCTTGGGTGGGACGACCCTGCGTGACGACCGGCCGGTTCTGTTGGCCTGCCGCAGAAGGAGCCTGACTCCGACTGCTCATTGTCTTGTACCACTTCGCGGCGCGGTCTTCAAGATATTCTGCAATCTCGGTTGACGTTGCCTCTTTTCCGGTTAGTGCCCGGTACTGGTCAGCGACCGAATCGCCCTCCGCCACAAGGCTGGCCTCATGCCCCTTGTAGAACGCGGTTAGGTGCGGGTGCTTGTCCTCATTCAGCGCCGTAGTAACGAATTCCTGCTCAATCTGAGCCCTTCGCTGGTCCCACGCGCGGGCCTCTGCCTGACGCTGAGCCTCCACACGCTGGGCCTCCTGGGCCGCCTTCCAGTCCTGCATCTCCTTCAGCTGGGCCTGAAGCTCACGCTGTGCGCGCATGGCCTGTCCCTCAGGCGTGCCATCGCGGGCAAGGTCAAGAATCACCGACTCCGGATCCCACCCGTTCTCACGGAAGGCCCGGACGGGGTCGGTCTTGATGACCTCGTAACGCTTACGGTCACGCTCAATCTCCGCCCGCTGCTGGGCAAGGTGGCGCTCGTAAGCCTGCAGCTGCTGCTGCTGGCGGGTAAACTCGGCCTGCTGGGCCGCCTTGGTGGCCGCAATCTGCTTGCGCTCCTGGAGCACCCGCTTCAGGGCAGTGGCGTCCTCCTCGGACTCGTTCTTGATAGGCTTCTCCGGGGCCCCATCGGGGTCTGCCGGCTTGGCAACGAACTTGCCGTTGGCATCGCGCGTGGTGTCACCACGGGGCCGTAGCGGGTCCTGCTCACGGGCAGCCTTGGCTTCCTTGGCAGCGCTCTCACCGGCCTTGGCAGCCTCACCCTTCAGTGCCTCCTTGACAGCCGCAATAGCTGCTGCACGTTCTGCATCGGGGGTACCGGAGCCTTCGCCCTCGGTAGTCTGCGACTCTGCACGGCCGCCGACAAAAGTAACTGTTCCAGATTCAGTCTCAACTTCACTCATTTTAGCTATCCTTTTGCTAGTTCACACACATATGACCACGTCACCTGACATGGCATCAACCTTCGTCGGTAACCATTACATCATCGGCGGCCCTCCAGCCGGAGGCGGAGGAGGCATCGCTCCACCAGGAGGTGCACCTCCCATGTCAGGACCAGGCGGAGGACCAGGCGGTGCCATCGGCGCTGCACCCTCAGGAGGCGTAATAGGAAGCCCGTTAGGACCAGTAAACGGGACAGGTGCCATAGGCGGAGCCGGAGGCGGAGCATTCGGGTCAGAGCCACCAAGACCTTCTTTCAGGGCGATTGCGTCTTCGATGTACTGCGCCAGCATGCCAACCTTCTCCATGTCCGCGTCCTCACGTAGGCGGTAGTGGTTGATGAAGGCCGTGGTCAGCGGGACGATTAGGTCCAGGTTATCGTACTGAAGCGGCTGGATGTACTTGCCGTTCTTCACCATGTAGTACAGGTTCTTGAGGATAATCTCCTCGTCAGACCCAAGGAAGTCAGTCACATGAGCAATATCCGGCACCTCAAGCATCTTCAGGTAAGTCTGCTTATCGATGTCGTTGTTCTCACGGAGCTTGCTGAACGCATCGATTTTCCCAGAAATCGTCTGCGGCATCTGACTCATCGGCTGAACGCGGAGCTTCATGCGCTTCCGGTCAACCTTCACCTCGCTGAACTTCAGAAGCTCAACGGTGCTCTTGCTGGAGCCGGGCGCAGTGACGGTTATGTCCTTACCTTCCTTCTCAAGCTCGGCGGCGTAGTCCATGGACAGGTACGCAAGGTCCATCATGGCGTGCTCTAGCTCCGCGTGCGTCATCGCGTGACGCGCCGTGCCAGAGTCAACCCAGCGCTCAAGAGCCGGGCCGCTAATCTCACGCATGGACGACGGAAGCTGGTTCTGCACGTCAAAATCGGAGATACCAAGCAGGCTCCGCATCTTCTGGGGGGCAGCCTCACGCTCCTGGTAAATCTCCGGCCCCATGGCCGTGGCGTTCCAGTCCTTGATGCCGTTGACGTTGTCCGTCTCAATGACGCCGCCCGGAATGTCATCCAGGTGGGTGCGCTCAAAGTGAGAGTCGCGGGCGATGATGATGCGAGGAACACCCATGATGTCCTGGGCCTCATCAATCTTCTTGTTCAGCTTATCGAACTGCTTCTGGGTGGGCGCCAGGCGCTTGACGGCGCTGTCGCCGTAGTACCCGGACAGGCGGTGCCCGAAGCGCATGACCATGAACGGGAAGCGCTCCCAGGAGAACGGCTCATCGATGAGCGTGCATCCCTTTATCCAGATGACGTGCCGTCCGTCCTTCTTGCCGTCCTTCGTGGGAAGGTGCCACACCTCACGCACGGTCAGCATCTCGCACTTGGTGCGTGAGCCAAGGGCCATGTCGTCGTCGGCGTTAGGGCCACAGTCCAGAATCTTCTCAACGCGATTCTTGGCAGCCTCAGTGGGTGTCATTCCCTCAGGAACGTAGGCCCCACGCCCGTGCTTTGCATGCTGAGACGCAAGCAGGTACTTGTCCACAAAGTCCTTCTGGAAGAAGGTCCTGGGCTTTCCGTGGCGGGCTTCCAGGCGGTCCACAAGCACCATGCGCGGGTCAACGCGCGTGTAGGTCAGCTTGGTGAAGTTGTCGGAGTCGGTGACGTGGCCAATCTTGACGAAGCCGGTGCCGTAGATGAGCATGTCCAGGCCTGCGCGCGGGACAGCGTCGTAATGCACGTCTCCAGCATCGAAGATTCCCTCAAGCCAACGGCTATAAGCCAGGCCACGCTGCCACTCTTCCCAATCTGCCTCAGACGTACTGACGCCGGGAACGATGTGATTCTTGAAAATCTGGGCGTGCAGAGTCTCAATGGTGTTGCCAAGCTCGTTTTGGCTGACGTACTCGGTAGAGAGCGCGGAAAAGGACTCGCCGTCGCCAAACATGTCCGGGTCGGCGCCAAACAGGCGCGCGTACTCACGGTAGGCCATGTAACGGGCCTGCTGGTCGTCCTCAAGCTGGCGGACAAGGTTCTCAAGAATCTCGTCCGGGCGCTTGCCTAGCTCCTCTGCGCGCCACCATTCTGCCTCTGAAGGAAGTAGATAGTCTTCGTCCGTGGTCGGTTTGGGCATTCACAATGCTTACCACGGTATCTCGCTTTCTTCAACTTCCGTGCCAGCTGGTGGTACAGAAAGCGCGTCTAGCATGGATAGCATCTTGTCGCACCTCTGAACACGGTCCCTAAGAACCAGCTGAATGCTGCGGAAATGCTCCAGAATGGCCCTGTTTACCTGGGCCTCAGCCCAGGCAGCACGTCGCATCCTCTCAACAATGGGCCTAAGCTCGTCGCTTGGGAGAGATTCCGAGCTGGTGTTTTCGTTTTCCATTCATGGAAGACAGTACGGCCTTCTCGGACGCTTTCAAGGCCTTCTCGTTCAGTTTGGCCTCATAGACGGCGATTCTCCGGTTGAATTCGGCATTCCACTCAGGGGTGCCAGGCTCGGCCACAATCTTCTCCTGGCGCGGAGAGCCGTAGGCTAGCTTGTGAACGGCCAGAACCCAGGCTGACACAAGGTCTCCGTGGCCTAGGCCAATCTTGCGCGGAATCTTGATGGACAGACCGCCTCCAGGGGAGGGCTTGGCAGTCACCATCTTCGCCTGAGAGAGAAGCCTGGTAGTGAGGTCAGATTCTGGAAGAACCACGTTGCCCTCATGTAGGACGCTGCGCACACGTGAAAACGTGTCCTGCTTGCCCTTCATGCCCTCAGGAGCATCAATCAGGCCTAGGTTTTCAGCTGCCAGGTGTTCCCGCACTGCTTCTCGGTAATGGCCGTCTGAAATGACGGAGCCACACCCGTAGCGCTTGGCGGCCTGGGCGAAGTCCTTGATGACCTCTGACGGCTTTAGCGGCTGGCCTGCCCTGGGTCGCTTTTCCATGAGTAGAACAGTATGGTACTTCCTGCCGTCAAACTGAACGATAGCGAGAGTGCTGGAATCGTGCTTGAAGCCAAGGTCAACTGCAGCCGCGGTGGGCCAAAGCGGATTATATTTACCCGGGTATATGGCTTGAACGACCGAATCTGATAGCGCTCCAGCGTCAAAAAACCCTTCACCCAGGAGACCGTCGATTTCACAGTCGTATTCTCTTCGTGCATTTTCGGGGTCCTTTAGGTACTCGTCGGCAACGTTCGCAGCAACATCCGGGTCGTCGCCACGGACAAGGAGCGTGGGCGCCTTGACGGCGACAGCGTCGGTCGGTTTCCCCCAATTGCGCTCAAACATCGCGCCCATGAGAGTTTCCACTGGCCAAGGGGTAGAAACAAGCATCCCTTTGCCGTTACGGACGAGGCGTGGCTTGAGGGCCCTGAAAAGGTCAATATCATTGACCGAGTAGCTCTTGCCGTCACCGTCTGCGTTGGAAGTGAAAAACTCCGCTTCGTCCAGTAGGAAAGCCAGAATCGTTCGTCCTCGTACAGAAGACCCGCCGCGCGATGCGGCGAACGCTTCAATCTTTACCTGTTGACCGTCAGGACGACGTAGGGTGATAGACGTTTTCTCATCGCTCACAATCAGCCTTTCAAGAGCAGGTTGGCCACGAATCATTTCACGCGCCATCGAAATCGATAGCTTCGCGGTGTCCTTATCGGGGGCGATGGTGATGACATATGGCGTATCGCCTGGGCCTACCTTGACGGGCTGGCAGACGGCGCAATAGACGGCATAGGCCGAACAAAGCGTGGTTTTGCCAGACCCTCGCCCCAGGCGAAGGCAAACGAAGCGCTTCGCCCCGGCAGGTACAGTCTCAAGCCCGCCGAATAGGAGTAGGGCAATATCGTACTCTGCTCCCTCAAGGTCTCTGGGGTCGTAGTCGCCAAAAGCAACCTTCGCAACCACGCGCTGACCGAGCGTAAGCTTGAGCTTGAGAACAACTTCACAGAACTCCCAGAATTCGATAGGTCGTGCCATGCACGTACCATACCAGAAAAGCGCCGACTAAGCCTACATCCTGAAGATGGGGTCAGCTACGAAATTCAGTGCCGACCCATGGAATCGAACCATGTACCCCATAAGGGGCCCCTGGTTTACAGCCAGGTTAGGCGCCATGCCCGTGACCGACAGTGGGCCTACTGGCCCCTTGCGTCCTGAGGCCCAGCGTCCTTTGTGGGGAAGCAAATTGGTGTCTCAAGCTCAATGCTCTCAGGAATACCGTGAACGGTAACGTCGCCAGAGCAAGCGACGAGGACGATTGCCGCGAAGGCAAAGACAATGGAACCAATCAATGCGTGCTTCTCTTTCATTCGTTGCGAGAGTGAGAGTCGAACTCACCTTAGCCGGCTTATGAGGCCGGAACGACACCTTGCCGCCCTCTCGCATAAATGGAGCACATCCTACCACTAGATGAACCAGCGTCATTTGTCGCCAGTAAGGGAATCGAACCCCTGTTTGCCCCTCGTCCCACAAGAAGGATTTGAACCTTCACTTTGCCGGTTCTAAGCCGGCTCCCTCTGCCATTGGGGTATTGTGGGTTTGCCGCACTGTAACGTTTATGCGCACACGGTGAAGTTAGTAAGCCTTCACATACTGGAGAAGTACAAGCCTCTCATCTACAATGTAATGCTTACCTGGAACGGTGTAAAGGCCCTCATCGCAGAACGAACAGAATCCATCGCGTGCTCGTCCTTGTTGAAGTCCCCTTCGATTCGATACGGAAACTTGATGGTGTACCAGTCTTCCTTCCCGTGGCAAGAAGCCCACAATTCAACGCTAAAGCTGTTGGCGTTCTTCAGTTCAACAGCATCAACGTCTCGGTGACACGTACCGCAAACAGGCCAATTCTGGTTCTTCAGGTCACCTTCTGTACGCGGAGTGTACAGGCCGTTCCTGTTCTCCCACGCCTTTCCTCGGACAGCGTCAAGTAGCTTTTTATCGTGGATACCGTTGCCGCTCATTTCATGAACCTCAGGGCGAAGTCAACCTGTTCTCTGGTAGGCAGCTTGAACGCGTCTCCGCTCTTCTTGCATCCATGCATAGTGTATCCCACGTCGGTGGCTCCTGCCCAGCGAGAAAACAGATAAAGCATCTGCGCCTCGTTCTGGGCCAGTGCGGCCAGGGCCGACTTGGTCAGTGCCTCACCGTCAACCTGCTTGCTGAACGCTACGGCCCGGTTGTAGGTTGAAAGCTCTGTGCTGCGCCTCATAGTCCAAGCCTCCGGAAGGTCTTGCGCCCATCGCACCCGAATCGGTACACCAGATGTGCGCCAATCTGCATGCGAACCCAGTACGTGGCCCAGTAGATGGCAAACCTGGCCCTGGCATACGCCGTCCAGTACCAGGGCTGGACGGCAAACGCAGCAAGGGCCTCCTTTACCGCACGGTTGGCAGCATCACGCGTTTCCGAATCAAGTTCCTTGCAGCGAGGAATCTCATCGCCAAGCATTACAGCCGCTCCTCCAGGTCGGGGTCAACCCAGACCATCTTGCCGATGAGCGGAGGGAGAATCCACTCCTGCTTGCCAGGGAAGTTCCGGCTGGTGACGGTAACCTTCTTGTTGTCGTACGCCAGCGTCAGGTCCTCCATGGAGGAAGACAGCTGCGTGCCGTGCTTTCCGAAGACGGTCTGCGCGGTGGTGAGGGTGATGGAACGAAGCTCAAGCATTGTGTGATTCTTTCTTTCAGTGCGCGATGCGCTTGTGAAGTAGGTACGGGTCAACCCGTCCTAGTTTTGCACTGGTGAAGGGCCAAGGGCGGGCCATATCTGGATGGGCTTGCCCGGTAGAAAACTGAATGAGGGCTCTAGAAACGCCCTTTCGTCGTAGCTCAGGGATGACGTAGACGTGGAATAGGTTCCGGCCTTCGGCACATACCCAGGCATATACCGTGAAGCCATCTTCGTCAGAAGCCACCCAGCAATCCTGCCAGCGGCTTTCCGCAACGTCTCCTTCGTGCTTGTCATAGAACTCTCCAATGCCCTGCTTTCGGGCGTGTGGTCGGTAGGACTTTACCCACGTTCCAAGGATGAAGTTGCGATGCTCAGGAGTTGCCCGAATCAGAAGCAGGTCCTGAAGCGCCACCTGTGTAGGGCGGTGTGTGAGAATGATTCGCGTCGAACCATCGGTGGAGAGCGTCGCATAGACATCGCTCAGTGACATCGTGGCTTCCTTTGTCTTCCGCGTGACAGCATGTCTGCTGTGTTTTCCTTGGCCGTACCCTGTCGTAGATGCTCATGGTTGACGCAAGACGGGTTGTCGCATGAGTGCAGAACGAACTTCATTGGCCACTCTCCGTGTCTCAAAAAGAATGCTGCGTGAGTCGCCAAAACAACCTTGCCCTGGCCACCAAATCCAATCACACCGTAGCCGCGTCCGTTTGTTGCCGCCATCCATAAGTGGCAACCATTTTCAGAAATGTAGACCTTCTCATCAAACCTTTGACGAAGCGTCTTCTGCTTCCGGTACGCCCTCTTCTTTGGCGAACCAGGCGTGTAGTGCGGCGCATAGCCTTCTCTCAAACTCATTGGTCTTTACCTTTACGCATTCACCACGGAAGTCCTTAGAGCATGCGGCGCACTTTACGTGGAACTGGTTGCGCATTTCTGCGAGGTTCCACACGCAGCTTTCGCAGAGAAGCTCTCGCTTGGCCAGATACTCCATGGCCCGCATGGCCTCTGTTACGTCTTTGATTTCCACTTAGGGTCTCCCTGTAATTGACCGGCTGCCTTGCATAGCAGAGGGGGTGGTACCATTCTCCAACCCCTTGGTCAAGTTGGTCATCTTCTGTACAAACGCAAGCCCCTGGACCGCCGCAATCTGCACAAATGGGCATTACTTCACCGCTTTGGCGTCCTCCGCCATCTTCTGCCGGATGAGGTTACGCTTCATCTCAGCCTCCTCCCGGCGCTTATTGCTCTGCTCAACCTCCCACTCGTAGCTACCCTCCTTGGGCGCAGTGGGCGTCTCAATGCCCGCCTGCTTGCGGGCAAGGTAGTCTGCCATGGCCTGAAGCTTCTCACGGCCAGGGATGTTCGCCGTGCGCTTGGCGATGGCTTCGTCGGACGAGTCCGGGATGTACCTGGAGTTGGCAGCCTTCTCCTCAGGGGTCCGCTCACGGATGCCGGTGGCTGACCTGATTCGGTTGGCGATGGCCTCACCCGCACGTCCCATATAGTCCCCAGGCTGGCGCTCCATGGGCTGAGCAACGTCAGAGCCGGTCTTCTGCATGCCGGTGGGAGGCGCAGGCATGTACTTCACATCGTCACGCGCAGGTCCAACAACGGTGGGTCTCTCATGGACCGTCTGGGCGGCCCTTCCGCCCGCAACGTCTGCCTTGCCACGCGGACCAGACATGGTGTCACCAGCCTTGTACGGTGCGGTCCTGGGCGCATCAAGCTCACGCGCGATGCCCATGTCTTTGCCAGACGCGTCGTACTGGTGGCCGTACTCCGGCTTGGTGAGTGCAACCTCCAGCGTTCTGGCAGTTGTGGGCTCAATTACCTCCGCCTTCCTGGGCTCACGCTTCGGAGGCGCCTTACTGCCACCAAGAGCTTCCATTACCTTGCGTGCGAATTCTGCGATGCTGTCAGCCATGGGACTATCCTACTCCTTACCCTTGATGTTGAGAACCTCATCGATGGTGATTGTTCCCTGCGACACTGTGGGTGGAGCTGAGAGAGCTAGCTCTGCCCGCTGCTCATTCGTTTTCCTCCCAGGCTTCTGCTTCGTCTCATCCTTCAGCCATGGAGCAATCTCCCTGCCCGCGTCTAGCTTCCGCTTGGCGGCACCTTCCCTGGCGGACATTTCCCAGGCCGCAAGCTCGCTCTGGCGAGCACTATCGCCAAGGGCTGCGGCTTGCTTGAGGAGAGTAATGTCACCTCCTTCAGCAACCTTCTCGTAAAGGAATCGGCTAGCGGCAAGGGCCAGGCTAGCTGAACTAAGTAGAGCTGAAGCTCCTGAACTGACATAGCCATGCATTGTGGCCAGCTCTGCGGCCCTAACCTTCCTGTATGAGTTTGCAAGTAGAAGTGCGCGCTTGTAGCGCGGGTCGGCCTTGTCCAGAATGGCACGGCCGATACCCATGAGCGAAATCTTAGTCTTCCTTACACGTGGCAGCTTTGTCCACGGGCGAGGGTGAGGTAGTACCGCAGGAGAAAGCTCCTCAGCGCGTGGCGTATGGGCAGCCGGAGCCCTACGTTTATCAGCTTCGATGAAGCCACCAGAAAGCTTCTCTCCGGCTTCTGCCTCAGGTGACAGTGTCTTTTCATCCTTCATGTGTGAATATCTATAACCAGTCACATAGATGATGGCAAGGTTATTGCATTGTACGATTGTGCTTTACAAGAGACCAAAAGAGACAGACAATGTCTCTCACAACAAGCAACCAGCAGTGTCTATCTAGACCTGACCTGGGCCCCGAAGCGGGCCCGCCAACTAGACCTGTCGGAGCTTGAGCTTTCAAAACTCTAACTTAAGGATAGTTCTATCTTGAAGCCTAAGACTGGCAGTGAACCGTTCAATCGCATCGAAGAACTTCACAAGTGGGAACCTGGCAGCATCGTTAGGCATCCACCGGCCACACCTGAAGGTGTGAAGATTGGTGATGTGTTACCGCCAGTTAGGCGCAAGCTAATGCGTGACGTGGCATCTCCGGATGGGCTACGCAAGGTTGGGCGTGTCCCGTGTGAGACGTGCAGGCCTCCCCAGAAAAGATGCACATGTGCTCCGTTGACGGCTCATGAGGTCAGCCATTGCTGACTAGAAACAGGCTAATGCGCTGCAAGTACGAGCACTTGCTCAGGCTTGCCAAGTACCTAGGGCTGGTCACTCCTGAAGGTAGGCCTCACGGCCTACTGGCAGAGGACATTCTCAGGGAGTTGCGCAAGGATGAGCCCAGAACCGGGTGGCAGCGTACCATGTACTGAGAGAGCTAAAAGGTAGGGAGTCCGAGGCTTCCGAGGACACGGATATAACTCTGAAAGGTTGTGTGGAAGTTGACGTATCTAATCTGCGTTTTGCTAATGATGTCAGACAGTTCAGGCTCGTATGCGACGTGTGAGGAGGGCAAGATGGACCTTGTGCTTAAACGTAAGGGCGAGTGTGTTGCGAGGCAGAAGGACCCCATTGCAACGTGTGAGACGGTTGTGTCCAGCGACGGCAGGCGCTGGTTTTTCGTACATACTTCCTTGTAAGCTCACTTAGTTCTGGTGTAATAGGCTGTCCCACGATGTGGGATGGCCTTTTTGCTTTGGTATTTCACGGGCATATTGGGCCCCCCCTGCCCCCCTGCAAGACCCGTGCCATGGGGGCTAACGCCCCCGGGGGCTGGCCACCCCATGCCAACGCTGCGCTGCGTCATGGCATGGTACTTGCCGTGCTAGGTTGGCACGCCTTTTGCCGGGCATATTCCATACCAAGCTATGGCACGGTATATGATATGCCGTAAAAACAAGGGTCGGCAACAGCTATGCCAGCTATGGGCTGGCACGTATGTTGCTAGCTATGACGCGATGCGTCTGGCATGGTAGTTGCACATGACGCAGTGCTCCTTTACAAAACTTTACGTTGCGCGGGGCTGGAAAGATGGTATGGGAATCGCTGCTTACAACCGTGACACTTGGCACTGTAATCGTCGCCCCATAGTTGCACTTCCAGGATTACACTGCGCGCTGTCATGGTCCGGTGACCACGCTAGTGGTTCAACCACTACATGTCCAACGGTTCGATGGTTCAACCACTTACCGCTAGACAGAAAAAAACCGGCGCGCAAGGTGCGGCCGGTCGTTTTCTTACAGTGACGCTTGGCGCCTTTGGAGACGCGCTACCGGAGTACCTTTCCCGTCAGGCTGTAATCCTCTGACAGCCTGGAAAGCATGGCCTCCCCCCGTGCGACCATGGCCGGGGCATTGAACGAAAGCAGGAAGACAGCGAGAGTGTATGACATGGTGCGACCTTTCTATCAGGCGAGGGGACAACGAGGCATGTGCGAGCCGATGATTCCGCATGCGCCGCAACCGATGGCCGGGAGCTTGGCCCGGGCGATGGCCCGTGCGGTCTCTGACAGGCTCATGGCGTGGCTTTCCGTGGGCGAATCGGCCTCTGACAGCCGAATGAAGGGACACTCTGCAGCGGCCATCATGGCCAGGGCGTTGCGCTGGTCGTGCTTGTCCAGGCCGGTCAGGCGCCGACGCGTCACGCCATCGATTCGGCACACCGTGGACGTGGCCGGGGCCAGCTTGACGCTTGCGTAGGCGATGGCGACGGAGCGCATGTTGCGCAGGTGGGAAACGAGCATGGTGAAAACCTCCGGCCTCTGTTTTGACCTAGAAAGCCTCACCGGTCAAAAAAAACTTTCTTCTGGACAGTCGCTTGCGCCGTGCTATTGGGCGCGGACCAATCGGACAGAAAACGACCCATGACGCACTGCGAAACACGGGGTTTTTGCTATATCGTGATTGCCGTTTGCCGGGCCGTGGATGGCCCTAGAAACGCTCCGGACCGAAAACGAACACTGACCCGGCCCCTATGCGTCAAACGCATCCTAGGGCAATTCCGCCAGCGCTGTAACGCTTTCGCATGCATTGCCGTATGCTGGCACGTGCGCTGCAAAAGGACGCTTGCGCGTCACCAAAGGAAACGGCCGCTAACCTTGCCAGGGCTAGCGGCCATCTTGCCAGTTTGAACCGGCCTCCCGGGACCTTGCGCGGTCAGTGTAGCATATTGTATGTAGAGGCCAGCTGGCACCGGTTGGGGAGCGACCTTACTAGGGTGTTACAGGGGACAATGTCACACAAGGTGCTAGACCGGCCGTGCTTGGTTCCTGTCTACCGTCACTGGTAGGTCGTGCTCTGCAGCGTGGCTGCAGCCGGGAGGAAGTGACCTTCCGTGGTTCCCGCCACGTAGAAGCGTGCTCCCGGATTCTTGCTTGCCAGGCGCTTGGCCATCTTGCTGGCGTTTTCCTCCTTGAGGAAGGAGATATACCCCTTCTTACGCTTGCACACCGTGGCCTCACCGGCCGGGAGGGTCATGCGAAGGACGACGAAACGAACGACGTTGGAAAGCTTGGCCGTGGCATTGGACGTAGACATGTGTGCTTTTTCTTTCTCAAGGTGCCCATGTGGGCGGTTTGGTAACATGTGGCTTTCGCCACGGTTAGTCAGCGTTGACCGCTGAAAGAATCACGAAAAGCAAGATTACGAATGCACCTACAAGCAGATACATCACCTCCCTAGCGGCTGGGGGTTTCCTCTTTCTCTTCCTCTGGCGTGTATTGAGCCATGATGGCTTCCCATTGGGCCTCTGTTAGCTCCCCAAGTTGCTCGTCGGACATAGCGTCCAGGTCCGTTGGAATCCAGACAACGCGGCCGTTATCCCCTTCCACCGGTTCCCATTCGATATCCCCGTCCACCACTTGAATGGCCGGGAAGAATCGTGCCGAACGTGCCGTGTCAGGCACCTTTTCCTCTTTCTCTGACTTGGGGTCAGGCTGCAGCGCGCCCATACCCCGGGCCGTTTTCGGGCCGGTGCAAGAATCGCAGTGCTCCGTAAGCTTGGCGCCGTGGATACACTGGCCAGGCTTGGCGCGCGTAGAAAGCCCCGATTGCGCCGGTCGCAAGGGAAGCTGTACCACGCTGCTAGAAACGCGCGTTTTCACGGTGCTTTCCGCGTTTCGGACGAAAGAAAGAGGCTTCATGTCCTCATCCTTTATCCAACCGGTGGAAAGCTTCGTCCAGGCGATACCGTCCGACCCTTTGAACGTGTCACCTACCCGAAACATCGGACCTTCGGACCTTTCCCGCTTGACGGTAGGCCGGGGCGTGGACGGTGCAACATCGAAGTAATCCCGGAGACTTCCCCCGTAATCACCTCCGAAGTAGCGGCTATGTGAGCCACCGTATCCGCCCCAACCGGAAACCCCGGAAGAGTAGGACGAGCGCTTTTCGGACATGTTGACCCGTAGGTCAGTCTGTCCGGTTTCGCAGATTCCCTCAGGCGTCAACGTGTACACTTTGCCCACGTCAGGCGCCAGAAGTGTGGAAACCGGTTCCGTTTCGGCATGTTTCACGGCCTCTTCCAGGATGGCCATGGTAGAGGCCCAAGCGATTCCGCCGCATGCGAGCGAGACGCACGCAAAGTCAGAATTGCTGGAAAGCCGAGCCATCCTAACCACGCCTGACTCCGGTGTAACCCAATTGATTACACCGTAGCCTGACATTGCCTGGATAGCAGCGATGTTGCCGTCAGCCAAGAGCTCAAAAAGCTCCCGGCTGTCCACGGTGTATTCCCGGCCAGCCGCTTTCGCAGTGTCCCGGCCTCCGTAGACGATTCCGTTGTGCGCTCCGTAAAGGACGGTTTTTCCCTCCCTACGGATAGCGAACGGATGCGCATGCAGGGGATTGTCCTTTTCCCCACATGTAGCGTACCGCGCGTGCATGATGGCGACCTCCCCGGCCGCAGCGCTCCGAATGAAACGCCAGCTGGAATCGCCCCACTTGCCAGCGCGCCGGGCCATCCCAATCCCCTTTCCGCTGTCAGCGGAAGAGAGGGAGACGTATCCAGCCGCATGGCCTCCGCGCTTGTCCAGGCCGATACCCAAGGCACCGGCCAGCTTGACCCGGATAGACATGTTAGTCACTCCGGAGAATCCGCCAAGTCCGCACATAGTGACCAACCCTTTCTAGCGCTGATTCGGCGCCAGGGAATCACGGTTCCCGCATCATCGTAGACTTCCCCGATTCTCACGGCCGTTGTGGCCTTTCGCCACGACTTGACCCGGGAGAGAATCCAGGCTTTGTCTTCGGGACACGCAAGAATCAAGGTGCGAAGCGCTGACTTAGGAAGCTTGTCCACTTCCGAGTCAGAGGAATGCACGGCAAAGTCAACCAAGCTGGCCAGAAGACTGGCCCAGCCGGCAATACGCTTTCCGTCCAGGCAATTCCGGTGGATACGGAATTCGATGGTCGTATCCGGTGCCATGGTGCGCCGTCCAGCGGCCCAAGGCATGATATTGAGGCCCCTGTAACGGCCTCCGTCTTTCTTCCCCGGCCTCTGACGGGCCATGTCCCGGCCACGATGGCCCAGGGAAGCGCCAGCCATGGCTACCCAAAGCACGGCCTCCTTAAAGTCGCCGCACTTGGCCGCTTCTCTGTAGGCTTTCCCACATGGTGCGGCATAGCGCGATTGTGACCGGTGCTGGCCTCCGATTGCGTAAAGCAATGGCTCTACCAGCGCGTAGACGTGCAGAAGACGCCGCATGCAAGCCCAGGTCACGTCGGACGCATCCACGTGGACGTGGACGGAGCAACGGCCATCGGCATGGACGTGCGCAGCTTTGAGGCTATCCGTAAGCTGCACCATGCACGGAAGAATCCTATCCCCGGCAATCGGGGTAGTGACCGCTTCCCAGCCGCACGAACCATCCGTGTGAACGGCGCCATTCCAGCGCTTTATCCACGTGGAAAGGTCGCACGTTTGGTTGTATTCCACTTCGATTCCAACCATTCGGTTGGAGCGCTTCCAACCCCGGGAGGCTAGGAAGGGAACACCGTGGACGGGGCTACGCCGCTGGTAAACCCCGTCCCTGATATCCCGGTCGTCCACGTTGACGGGGGGAGGATCGCAGCGCATGGCAGAAGAAAGAGCGCGCTCCTTCTTTCGCATGTTCGCGATTCGGTTGCGCTTTTCCTGGACGGAGCGGTCGCTTTCCGCGCGGAGGTTTGCAATCTCCCGGCGCAAACGGGATTCTTCCTCCGTGGCATGGTAGTTGCGCGCGTTCGTTTCGGCCTGTTTCAGCCCCAATTCCAGCGCGTCAGCGTTGACCCCGATTCCAACCCGGTTGACCAGGTACAGGAATTCTTGCGAAGTAAGGCGCCGTGCCAGCTTGGTTTCCAGCTGCAAAAACGCATGACCGGGAGCAACGCCGCCGGCGAGACCGAGCTTGGACATGCGCCGGGCTAGGTCCGTCCTATCCGAAACGCAATAGTCGCAATCTGCGCCTACCGTGCCGCAACCGACGCGCGGAGGCGTGTACACGTAGGTACCAGCGTGGACAGACTGACCGGAATCCTTCCAATCGGTCCGGATTCTGTATCCGTTGACGCACTGCGATTCCGGAACCGGCCAAACGAAGGGCCGGGGCTTGAAAAGCCGCTTCGCGCGCTCCGTAAAGCGCTGGATTCGCTTGGTTTCCAGCGTTTGCGCACGCTGGTAGCTATCGGGCGACTGTTCCGGTTCGGAGGCCGGGCGCCCGTATCCGTCGTCGTCGTCGTCAAACACCGGCCGGCGGCGCGGGGCCGGTGCCGGTGCGGGGATTGGAGCGATGCTGGGCATAGCTTCCTCTTTCCTGTTCGTAGGTGAGGCATTGAAGCCGAGTCAGCCGCGCGAAGCATTCGCAGGGCTGATACGGCCTCAATACGTGGTTAGACGTACTGAGGTAATCGTATGGCCTCCCCCGGGCACAACCGATGTTGCGCGGAACAGAGGCCCAAGTTTTCAGAGAACGGCGCCGGGGGGTTTCCCCCTGGCAAGCTTCGTTCTGACAGAGGAACGGAATCCGTCCAGAAGAAAGCGAAAAGGAGTGTGACAGGGTGCGAGGAATCTTTAGCACGCGAAGCATGACGCAATGCGAAAACACGGGGTTTTTGCATGTAGGTATGACCCCAATTGCCGGGCCGGAATCGGGGCTAGGAATCGTTTGGAGACTCCGACCAACGGAACCGAATGGGCGCGCGTCAACGCAATCCTGGCCTAATTCGATGTTTATCGAACCTTACACTGGCACGGTTGAATGGTTGAACCACTTTGGGCCAGGCCGGGAGGCCATCGGCCTAGGGAGGAATCGCGCGCGCGTAAGAGCAAGCGGTGTGCCGTCACGAAGTGTGCCAGCGCGTTTTCCGCTGGTAGCGTATGCGCCAATCCAGAGCTTGAGGCCTCAGCGCCGGCTAGGGGTTGCCAAAGTTGGGAGCCGGCCATTAGTTGCAACTATGGGGAAATCTGAGTCTGGCCCGGACGACGAAATAAAAAATCCGGCCTGGGTTTTGAAATGCCCAGACCGGAGGGTCAAAAAGTGTGGCGAAAAACTCCCGGCCAGCAGGAATCAATCAAGGAATGGTTTCTACAAGGAAGTTCAGTCAAACTCCCCCTAGTTCAGGGAAGGGTCCGGCTTTCCGGCATCCCGCAGGGTGCCTTCGTCCTGGATGTTTGCGTACGGCTCAGCAGCCGCAGGAAGCTCATGCACCTCAACAATGGTGGCGGGCTTACCAGAACGTGAGGCAACGGCCTCTCCAATTCGCTTCATGTTGTCCTGGAAGTGCCTGGACATGGCGTTGGCAATGGACTGAGCCTTGGCCTTATCCGCGTTTCCCATCTTCAGGCCAGCAAGCGTAACCTCACGGAAGAACTTGCTAATGCTGTTGGCAAGCTGCCACGCACTCACAGCTGCGTACACAAGGTCCTCATCGTTCCCTGACATAGCCGAGTCGTAGAAGTTCTCAAACACCTTCTCAAGCGACTCCCCGAAGAACTCCAGCGAGCCCTCCGTAAGCGCCTCAACGCGCTCCTGCTTGGTCAGCGGCTTCTTGTCATCGCTCATGTTCTCTTCACCCATCTGAAGCCGGAATTCGTAGACTTGAATTCAAAGTCGCCAGCTACGGCGCGGCCTCCGTTGTTGATGTACTTGCGCATGCACTCTTCGTAATACTTCATCTGCCGGCGAGCGGCAGTAATCCTCTCCATGACGTGGCCGGCCTCTTCGTCACTGATGGGGTTATCCGTCATCGGGTAGCGGCGTACCAGTGCTTCCGGCCGTAGAAGCGCTTGAGGAGATTCAGATAGGTCTTCCACGATTGCGGTGACTCCAGGGCAATAAGCCAGATGAGGGCAGTACAGTTGCGTACAGTGGACGCCGAGAACTGGCTCATTCCTGACTCCTATGTTGGCCAGTTGTTCGGCCATTGCGAATTCATGGGCGAGTAAATCGCCCTCAGTAACGGGCCACTCATCCGAGTGAATGCCGTCCGGGTTGGCGTAGAGGCAGGCAAGGCGCACCTTTCGGTAGCTCCCGTCTGGCATCGTGTAGACCTTTCGGAGTCCGCAAGCCAGTGTAAGGAGTTGCTTGTCTGCACCAGTTCCCGCTCCAGTCTTCCAGTCAGCGACGAGAAGCTCATCTGTCGCCAGAACGCAGACGAGGTCGGTAGTGCCTGGCAGGTAGCCCGGCATGTCCGGGTAGCCGCGCTCTGACACCGAAGGGTCCACATGCACCTCTCCGGTTGCGAAGTTGTATGCGACATAGACTTCACTATGAATCGTGACACACCGAGGCGCAAGGTGTTCGTTTGACCATTCAATGGCTTTGCCAACCAGGGCTTGGACGGAGGGCTTGGTCACAAAGTGGTTCTTGCCCTTGTAGTAGCAGTCCATGCCGCCATGGAACATGCTTCCGTCATCCCGCTTGGTAGTGTCTACCCCATCGGGGCGGTACTCCTTGCCCTCAGGCCCTGCCCAACGTAGGCACCCTGACAGTAGCAACGCAGACTTGGATGCTGATGCGCTCAAAGTTTTCTGCTTTCAACGTATTCGGCGGCACGCCTAATGATGTTTGGGTCTTCCATTAGTAGTCCTACAATACAAGGCCTGCATACCAGGATTCTTTACCCGGTATGAGGCCATGTACGCCCGCCTTGCTTCAGGTGATTGCGACGGGTACGACACAATTACAGCCCGAAGTCGTCCTTGGGCGGCGTGCTGGCAGGACCAGCGCCCTCACGCGGGGGGGCAACCTCAAGGTGCTGGACGTTGATGCTGAGCCCGGTGCCCTCACCGCCGTCCTTCTTGGCGTACTTCTTGACGCTGAACCATCCCTTGACCGTGACGAACGCGCTCTCCGGGGGTGCCTCACCAGCGAAGTAGACGCAGTCGTAGTACACCTTCGTCTTGGTGCCGTCCTTCTCCTTCTGGCTGGAAGCCAGGGTAAAGACGCCAAACTTGCCCTTGGCGCCCTCCTTGGTGGAAGGCTTGTTCACGTATCCCTTGACTTCAATCTCTGCCATTTTCTTCTAGTTCCTTTTTCAGTGTTTCAATCATCAACTCAACAGACACGGTGATGAAGAACAGAAACAGTAGCGACGCTACCACTACTTCTTCTTCGCTCCAGAGGCCTTCGCCGCAGCTTCCGTAGCAGCCAGCTTTGCCTCAGCCTCACGGATAGCATTCGCCATCGAAGTGAGCAAGGTGGTCTTTGCGGGCTCCTCCATTCCGGAGCCACGCACCTCAGAGAACAACGCCCGTGCAGCAGCGGTGTTGTTGGTTCCCAGAAGCTTGGAGAGAAGGTCAGTGGCATCCTTCGCAGCTGCTCCCCAATCCTGGGTGGGCCTTGCCGGTGCCGCCGTAGCGGGCGCAGGACGGCCCGTAGCAGCGTTTCCGTCGTCGTCCTCAGGAGCGATGCCGGCCGCCCCAAGAAGGGCGTAGCGCTTGGCGTAGGTCAGCGCAGAGCCAACCGCCTGGGGGTTGTTCGCCTGGGCAACGGGCATGAAGAACTTCTCCTGCATGCTCTGTCCGCTACTGTGGGTGATGATGGTTACAAGACCCACGTGACCTGGCGGAGCTTCACACGGAAGCTGCACCACGGCCAGACCCTCACTGGTCATGGCATCGCGGCAAGCGTCCCACACTGCGGCAAGGTCTGCGTACTTGCTGCGGAAGTGCGGGTTGAGCGAAGACTTCTTCGCGTTCTCAATCTTGCCCTGCGCATTGGACAGGGCGGTGTACAGTTCCTTAGACATTGTTATCTTTCGGCGTAAGGGTTTCAATTAGCTTGAGGCTTACGTCCTCAAGGCTCGCACCATTCAGGCGAATCGTCGCACCGCCCTTCGATGCTGTAAGGCGGAATTTCCCTGGCTCCATCGGCTCAACGTCCACGTGGTACCCACGGCACGTTGCGACCAGACGGGCCACCTCTAGCTCATGAGCATTCACTACCGTCACTCCGTTCTTGCTGCGAATAGCGACTTCCACTGAACCTCTCCTAGCGCTGCTGCGATTGCGTTCTTTGCATCAGTAAGGCTCCTCACGATGAAGTAAAGGCCGCCCTGCTTCGTTAGTCCTGCTGCGTATGTGACTTGGTCTTTTCGGACCCTTCCGTTAGCTGACTTGACCTCAAGGCCGACAAAACGGCCACAAGGAGGAACGATGACAGAAATGTCAGCGCAACCAACAGGTCCCAGATTGATGTGCCGTCCGTGAAGAAATAGAGAGCCACTGTTGCTCCTCCAGCAAAGCAGACCGGTGGACTGCAGCCATTTCAGAATCTCAGCCTGGATGATGGACTCCTTGATGGAGCCGTCCTTCAGGAACCTGCTTCGCGGCTTCTTGGCGCGCTTACGCCTTTTCGTCTTCGCCGTCGATGTCCTTGTAGACCGCCGTGACGACGACCGGCCTTTCACTGACGCCGACGATTTTGCAGACGCAATACTTCTTTCCGGGCTCGGCATTGGCCATCCTGACTGCAACCTTGATGGCTGCCTGACGCGTGGGGAACGTGACTGTGGGGGGCAGACGGTGACCGGGCTGCCAGATGATGTACTCGCTCATAGCTTGTTTGCCTTTCCGATGTTTTCGTACCTGAACCATGCTTGACCTTCGGGGAGCCTTCCGTTGCTCCACATGACCTTCACCCCTGCCAGGTAAACGTTCCCGGTGGGTGAGTGAAAAAACTCGCTTGGGCCCAGACCCTCCACTTTGGCCTGGGTGATAATGAGCTGCGCTGCCGATAGCGGTAGCACAGCAAGGGTGATGCGTGAGCCGATAGACGTAGCATCGTCCACGCGCTTCTGAATCTCAGCTACGAATTCTGCGCAACTCAATTGGATACCCCTTCATGCCCGCCAACGTTGATGATGACCTTGGGTGGGTGGTCGTCAAAGTGGGTCGTCTTGGGGTTGAACCTGACCCTGACCACACCTAGCGGGCCAGCGCGATTCTTCCTGATGATGATTTCTGCCTCGTCTATGGGGGACGATTGGTTGTAGACCCAATCCCTGTAGATGAAGGCCACAATGTCGGCATCCTGCTCAATGCTGCCAGACTCACGCAGGTCAGCCATGAGTGGGCGCTTGTCGTCCCTGTACTCACAGTTGCGGTTCAGCTGGCTGAGTGCGATGACCGCGCAGTCCATTTCCTTCGCAAGCAGCTTGGTCATGCGGGAGCACGCGGAGACGCTCTGCTGGCGCCCCTCTGAGCCAACGTCACCAAGCAGCTGAAGGTAGTCAATGACGATGAGCCCAATCCGCTTGCCCTCTTTCTTGGCGCGCTTCTTGGCCTGTCGGCACTTGCGGATAATGTCGTCCATGGCAAAGCAGGTGTCGTACACCCACCACATGCCACGCTTCAGGAAGCCTTCTGTGCCACGGATACGGGCCACCTCGTCGTCCGTAACCTCCTTGGCGGCCATGACCTTGCGAAGGTTGACCTGGGCCTGGAATGCAAGCTCACGCTCACCAATCTCCTCCTTGCCCATTTCCAGGTTGAAGTCCAGCACCACTACGTCCTGTGCCACCACAGCACGCCTGATGCTTGCCGATAGTGCCGTCTTTCCCATGCCCGGACGGGCAGCAATGACCATGACCTTCTTGGGCCTTAGCCCGATAATGGCACGGTCTAGCGCAGTAATGCCGGTACTAAGCTCACGCGGACCCTCACCCTTGCACCTCTCAAGGAAGTCCTTGATGACTTGGTCCACCACGTCCGTACCGTCGTCGTCGTCGTCCGAGTCGCCGTTGGAGAAGTTTTCGTCCTCCTCTTCGTCGTCTCCGGGCTCCCTCACTTGTCATCCCCATCAAGCTCATCTTCAAGCTGAGCCGCAAGGTACACCGCCATGTCCATAGCCTCCTCCTGTGCCTCCTTCATCCACCTCTTCTTGCGCGGAGTGAGTTTACCGTACGCCACCTGTCCAGCAAGCAGCCTTACGCCGATTGTCGCAAACACGCGCCTCTCACGCGGTCCCAGGTCATGCCAGATGGCAATCAGTCCAAGAAGGTCTTCGTCTTCCATATCAGCCACCATCGTCACTGTTTTTCTGCCCGCAAGGGCTTGCGTTGAGTTTTTTTGGTGCAATCATCAGGAACATGAGCAAGCGAGTTTTTCCTAAGGCTAACCGGAATGAAGAGGGCGAGGCAGCGTTCTGGCATGAACAGGCGGTCAACCCCCAAAAGGCTAAGGCGTACGACAAGTACCTGCGGGACCATGAGCGACGAATCCGGCGCCTCCAGCGCGAAGCCAAGGGCGAGTTCGTTCCGGGCGACTACGACAACGGGTACGACGAATGAGCTACGCAAAGGGCGGGTCTGAGGTCGTCTCTGAGTCTTTCAAGCGCAGGGCCGATAGCGCTGCATTCTGGGAGGCCTGGGTAGCTGCGGTGCTGTCCAGGGCGGGGTTGTACACACTACACCATCCCTTCACCATCGCCAAGAACTACACCGAGGTTCGGGAGCACGGACAGACCTGGGACCTGGAGGCCTGGTATGAGAACCGTAACCCGTTGAAGATTGAGATAAAGAGCGTCAATCTGACGTTCCTTGGCCCGGTCTCTCACCCGCATGATGACGTGAACCTGTGCAGCAAGAAGAGTTTTGAACGCAAGGGCTGGTCTGAGGTGCTTGGCAGGGACTTCCTTATCGTCAGCAGGGCTACGGGTAGCATCGTGTGGATGCCGGAAGGCTCTGTTGTAAGCTTCTCCGATACCTTCGATAGCGACCGTAAGGAGAAGTTCACAATCTGTACCGCAAAGCGGTCATCAATGCAGGACCTTCACGCATTCGTTGAGAAGGTGAAGTCCCAGAAAGTGCAGTCCTACTAGCCATGTGGCACAATCTGCGTGAGGACATTGCTGGTCACTTCGCGCTTCTTGATGGGTGCGGTCTGCCAACCATGATGGACACGGACGGAAAGCGCAGAGCGGTTGGGTTCGGAATCTGGAACCCTGAGAAGGAGCTTGAGGCCAAGCGACTGTTCCAGCGTGAGTACGAGAAGAGGCCCGCAAGGAAGGCCGCCCTGGCTGCCTGGAGGGCCAACAACAAGGACAAGATAAACGCGTCGGAAAGGGCGCGGAGGGCTAAGAGAAATGAAGCCAAAAAAGCCATCAGCGGCTGAGTGCACCGTAGACATGTTCGGGGCCAACGCTCCTGAACAGAAGCCGGAGGCCATTGAGGAGGAGGAGAAGGCTGAGCGCGTGTCCATGGACGCTGACGCGGACAGGATGCGTGAGAAGGCTTTCACCGTGCAGGAGTGGTCCACTGCGGCATTCGGCAAGCCCGAAGCTGCTGGCAACCAATTCCGCGTTAGCTACAAGAATCGTCACTACTACGTTGAAAAGCTGCACCGACAGGCTGGCAAGACCGAATCCCACGGTTACACTGGAATCATGGTCCAAGAAGAGGACCTCCTTAGCCTCACCAAAGTCCTTGTGGAGGCCGTCCGAGAGAAGCAGAAAAGAGACGCACAATGAGCAACGATGTAGAGCCCGATACCGAGAAGGTTCCGTACTGGCCGTACGGAAAGGCGTTTATTCCTGAATGGCCCACGCGTGAGGACCTTGAAAAGGCCATCGCAAGGGACCGTGAGGCAGAGTTGAAGCACAAGAACGATGGGGCCATCGGCCCGCAGATTTGCACCAAGTGCAAGTTCAAGAACGACTACGCAGGGCGTGAGCACCTGTCCCCTGACGGCTCCTACACGTGCCGGGGCTGCAAATGATGCACCTCATCGGCATCTGCATCATCACATTCTTCATTGCCATGTATTACGATGTAGGAGAAGACGAATGATTGTCGCAGCTGTTGTGTTGTCGTCGGCCGCCGTTTACGGCCTGATTGTATACTACGCCATGGAAAGGTCCAGCAAGTGATTGAGCTAGCAGACATGTGTAGCCTCCAGGCCCTGGCCCGTGTGGACTTTGACAAGGTTCGCGATTCGGGAATCCGTGGCGTCTGGTTCAAGGCGTCTCAGTTCAGTTCGGGAACCGACCCGGAGTTTGCTGTCGGCGTGGAGCGGGCCACCAAGGCCGGCCTCCACTGCGGCGCGTACCACTTCTGCTATTGCGGCAGCGACCCTGCCAAGCAGATGGAGCACTTCCTGAAGGTCAGCGGAGGGCTGGGCAAGAACCCTGGCGAGCTTCCTCCGATGATTGACTGGGAGTTCTCCAAGAATGACGACAAGGGATACGCCATCCCCCCTTCAGCCTCTTGCCGCTGGTTGCTGGAGGCCGCCCGCGCTGCGGAAGCTCTCTGGTACGACCAAGTGGATAGATTGCCGATTCTATACACTTACCCATTCTTTGCTCAGGAGCGACAGCCGTTCCTTGGTACCCTGGGTGAGCTTGAGCGCTTCCCGCTGTGCCTTGCGGCGTACCCCAAGCTGGTTACCCCTCCGCGTCCGTGGAAGGAGGCTACGGTCCACCAGTACGTCGGAAACGGTGGCAAGGTTCCCGGTGTACCCGTGGACTGCGACAGGGACCGCTTCCTTGGCGATGAGGCGGCGTTTCAGAGGTTCCTTGGGTACTCGGAGCCTAGCGGCGTCAAGGTCGTTCCTGACGAGGCTGAGACCGGTTCTGGTGGCATCGTCCACCCGCTCACCTACGAGCAGTCTGCGTGCGGTGCGGCATGACGGACTATTTGAATAAATCATTCACCGTCTACCCAGGTAAGGATGGCGGTCAGTCCTACAGGGACAGGTGGGATATAATCTTCAAAAAGAAGCCTTCCGAAGATACTCCGCTGCAGCAAGAAGAGTCACAATGCAGTCGTCAGCCATGCCTAGAACCGAATTGCACTTTCCACAAATCAGGCCGCGAACCAGACCAGAATGGTGGTCATGGTCAATAACTAGGGTCTTTACAAGACCACAAATCTGACACTTGCCCTCCATGTTTTCAACGACACGGAGGGCTTCTTCTTTTGTGAAACCATATGACATTGCATGCCTAACGGCGGCAACGGTTGAGTACCTTTTGCGGTTCTTGGCTCTCGTTTCCACAGAAAGCTTGTTTGAGCAAGGTTTACAGTCTGAGTGGTGGCCCATGCGTGGTGCAGCATATGGGTGGAACATAGAAACAGGAAAGACCGAGCCGCACGTGCGACACGGTCTCATTCCGTCAACTGTCTTACTTTTTCTTCCCGCCACTACTTCAGGCCCCTGTACGCCTCAATTGCGTCCGCCTCAAGATTCGCTCGGTTGATAGCTTCCTGAGAAAGTAATGCTTTTGCTTGTTCATGGCCTACAAGTTCCAGAACCAGCTTCAGTAGGGCAACGGCAATGGTAGCAGGGTCCACTAGGTGCGCTCCCCTGCGCTGAACAGCTCCGCATGAATGGCCGCCTGCCGGCGAAGCGTCTCACCACGGACACGCTGGTCTTCGTCACAAGTACACGGAGGCTTGGGCGCGTACGCCTCATCGTGCATGGGCGCGTGCGTCTCAACGCTGGCCGGCTCGGTCACAACCACATCAACAGAAAGCTCTTTATCTTCAGGCATGTTATTACTCGTCACAGGGGGTAATGCGGGGCCACTGCGCGGATTCGCAGAGGCCGTATCGTGTGTTGACTGCCTTTCGGCATGCCTTTGCCTCAGCAAGGGTCTTGGCGGTGGCCGAGCACGCAGTAAGTTCTGCGGTGTACGCAGCCTCAACCTCAGCGGCGCCCTTTACGGGAGAGCAGCCAAGGTGACAGCTTCCTAGGGCCGCGATGGCGGTAAAAACTACAAGACCGGCAAGGGAGCGCTTGGCCACCTTGAATAGATTCTTGGGAGAGAATTCAACGATAACCATTACTTAGCCTCTTCTTTCTTGGGCTCAAAGTTCATCGGGCCAGGGATTAGCCAGGCAAGCAGGTACTTGAGGTATTCCGAGTCCAGCTTGCCGAAGGCAATGAGGACTACGACGCCGATGAACACAACGCAGAAGACGATTGCCTTGGTTGCATCGATGTTTAGCTTGGGGGAAAGGTCTTCAGACATGTGTGCTCCTATTCACAAGGGTGCATAGTAGCACCATTACAGACGTTCACTTCGCAAAAAGCGGTCAGGTCGGCTTGCTTTAGACAGGCGGTGCGTCCAGGGTGAACGCTGGGGTACATGATGGACTGTTTGGACGGAACGTGAGTCAGACCAAGCGCATGCCCAAACTCATGCAGCATCACCTGAAGCTGGATTCCAGGTGCAGAGATTCGGTCCACAACGAAGCCGCCAACGACGGGACTGCCTTTGGGGTTATGAAGGCCACCAGCGGTCATCCAGCCAAGGACACAGCCCTCGCAGTCGGCCTCCTCATCGGCCGCATCAACGGCCCGCATGCCCGACTCGTAGCGAACGACTAGATTGGCCTTTTCATCAACAAGCCGCTGCATGCTGATTAGGTCGTCAAAGTCTAGGTCGTACACAAGCTTGATGTTGGCAAGCCCGCTAGTCTGGGCCTTCCAAACGTCAACGGCCCTTGCCGCATCGGCTCTCTCCGGTGCAGTAAAGGCCGTATCCATGTGGATAACAAGGCTGGGGGCCTTGGGGTCGGTGAAACCCGGAGAAAGGCTCCGGATGTCAAAGTGCGAGCATCCCATGGTCAGGAACATCGCAGCCACCATCACAAGCGCATGAAGAAGCCTCATATTACACCCTGGTCCGCTCGCCAATAGGGCTACACACGCGCCACTTGATGACCCCAACGCCACCGGGGCTGATATGGTCAAGGAATAGGTCCTTAGTGGGGTCAATGTAGAACTTGTTGTCGTTACTTCCCGGGTTGACCCTGATTAGGGAACCGTTCGCGGCGGTGGTTGCGGTGGTTCCGGTTCGGGCGAATCGGACGTAGACATCGAATCCGGTGGCCTGTAGCTCAACCCACACCTTGCCGGGGGGCGGCTGGGCACCAGTGTATCCATCCGGAACAAATGCGCTCCATAGGTTAGTAGAAGTTGCCGCAAGCGCGGTGGCAGCACTATACCAGGCCTGCGCCGGGTCCGTGGCCAGAGACCTGGGCGGATAGTTGATTGACGCTCTGTCGATGTGGGTGCTCATTTATGCCTGTAGTGCGCTTTGGGTTGGTGTCTGGAAACTTGAAGAGTCGGTAATCGGAGCGGCTCCGCCCTGCTGCTGCTCGTCAGGCTTGGGCTGGGGCTGGGCGTTGGCTGCTAGTGCTGCCTGCACCTTGTCAATAAAGCCCTTTTGCAGGGTGCTGTCCACAGGAGAATCAAGAATCAGGCCAATCATGGCGACCTTGTCTGCGGGTACGAACTTACCCTCCTCCTTGACCGCCATAAGCATGCCATGGGCACGCTCAACGATGGCGCTGTGTAGATGTGGGGCGGTGGTTTTGATGGCCTTTACGGCATCCCTGGACACGTTGCCCTTCAGTAGGTCGTCAAGGATGGAGGTGGGGTACTTCACCGCGCGGTCCTTTCGGAGCCACTTCATTTCCTCTGTGTTCAGGCCGATGGCGGTGGGCACCTTTCCAAGGCTGCCAGCCTGCTTCAGTTGCTTACCCTTGGGCATGTTGTAGCGCATGTAGTTAGCCGCAAGCTGGTACTGCTCAATGGCCTGCTGGGCAAGCTCCGGATGGCCAGCGGCATCAAGCTGGCCGGAGAACTTCAGCACGGCAGCCTCATGCTCAGGGCTGGTAAGCTGCTGAGTGCGGGCAAGGGCAGCCTCAAACTCCTTGCGGGTGTACTTTAGCGGAGGTGCGGCCCGCTCATTCTCCTCAGCAACGCCCACACGGGCGGTAACGCCAAGGAACTTGCCGATAGCCTTGTCAATGCGCTGACCCGTCTTGATGACGGCAGAGCCAGCTTCGGCGCCGATGGCTGCACGGTACGCCGCCTCTGCCATTGCAGGCTCCAGGCTCTCCTGGACGTGCTTGGCAATCTTCTTTCCGGCGACGATAACCGCGCCGCCAAACGGATGTCCACCCAGAGTGCTGTAGGCAAGGGCCCCCAGGTCAGGACTTGTGAGGTGGATTCCCTTGCCAGCAACTGTCTCCTTCGCAAGCCTGCCAGCAACCATTTCCTCCAGTTCCTTGGAGATTTTCTTGGTCATCAGGGCGCCGTGGTACGACTCGGAGATACCCTCCTTGCCGATGGCCTGGCCAGCCTCCTCCATCGCCATGCGGATTTCGCTGTCCATGGCGTTCAGGGCGGTACGGTAAACGTCCTCCTTGACGGTTCCACGTGCAGTGTCCACAAGGTCCTGAAGCTGAGAGCGGCTCTTGGCCCATGCCTCCCATGTTGCACCCGGCTTAGGGGTGGCAACGGCAGCCTCTTCGTACAGCTTCTTGGCGGTCAGATATCGGTCCTGGACGGCCTCCTGCTCCTTGATGTGGGCCTCGTTGGCCGCCGACCACTCACTCTGAAGGCGGTTCTGCTCCCCGTAATGAGCCTCCTTGGCAGCAGCAAACTCCTTGCCCAGCTTGGTCTGCTCAGCAACATGGGCCTCTCTATCAAGGTTGTATTTGGCCGTATCTGCGCCGAACTTCAGGCGGCCGGTCTCGTCAAACTTACCCTGTATAGGAGCCTGCTTTGAGAATGGCTTCTCCTCAAACGTCTTGGCAAATTCCTTGTACTTGGGCTGCTTCACGCCGTACGGCTGCACGTCCCAGGACGGCGCAGGCTCAGCGAACGGAGCGGGAGGCTCAAGCGGGTTGACCTGAAGCTGGCCAAGGCGCTCATTGATGGAACCACCAAGCTTCTGGGCCTCTTCGTTTCGGAACGTCTGTAGGTACTTGCCATCCAGGTCGGTCTGGATACGACCAGCAACTCGCTCCTGACGGGGCACCCAGCCGGGGGCCTCCTTGTCCAGGTCCTTGATGATTCCCTCAGACAGGACTTCGGCGTTGGTCCCTGCCTTCTTGGCAGCAGCTAGGACCTGCGGGGTCTTAGACGCAAAGCTCTCACCCTGCGAATCCAGAATGTCATGGAATGCCTTGACGCTGCCAATCGTTCCACCCTCACGCGAACCAAGTGCTGCCGCCTTCTCCTCGCTTGCCCCAAGGCGACGAAGCACCTTGCCGGCAGAAGCCTCCCCACCGCGCCCGGCACCGATGCCGACCACGCCACTGCTAAGGGCCGAGAAGCCACCAGATAGGGCTCCCGCTCCGGCCCCAAGAAGACCACCAAGGAGGGCCCCGTCAACGCCAGAAGACACCATGGACGACCAGGCCAGCGGCTTGTCGTACGTCATGCTGTCAGAGGCGGTGTGCGCCATGCTGATAAGGGCGCCTTCAGCACCACCACGGGCAGCCATCTGGAAGGCGGGACGGGCAATCTTGCCCATGACCCCGGCCTCAGGAAGGAGTCGTCCCGCCAGGGCCTCTGCGCCGGCCCCTGCGCGCGTTAGGAGACCGGAAGGTGTTGCGGCCAGGGCTCGCCCAATAACGCTCCCTGCGCCCCGCTCAGCGCCGGCAACGGCACCCTCTGCGGCAAGGCTCTCTCCACCGGTAAGGACTGCCGGGGCCACCATGCCGGCAACGTCTCCGATTCCGAACGCAGTGCTGCCCGCCTGGAGGGCCTCAAGGCGGTGTCGGTCCACAAGGCCCATGCTGGCCAGGGCTGCGGGACCAAGACCCAGGGTGAGACCACTGAACGCACCGACAGCTGCCTTGCCAATGGACGACTTGTCATCCATTTCATGCATGTAGTCCCAGGCCTGCCGCTCCTTAGCGGCCTGCTCCGGGTCCATGGCCTTGATGCCAGCTGCGGACGCAGACTGCTCCTGACCGGGCTGAACCTTGAAAGGTAGTCCGGATAGGCCTTCAACTGTCTTGGTGGGCTCTGACACTACTGCTTGTCTCCACGCTGGACCCTGTCGGTGAGAAGCTTGTTCACCGCCTTGGGCTTGTTCGGGTCATCATCATACAGCGACGGAGCCTTCACCGGGGCAAGTTTCGGCTTGGCAACGCCCGGGTCAATGAGCGGAGCCTGGTCGCCGTTGCCGTACATACTCATGTACAGGATGGACGAATAGGGGTCGGGAGAGGTGCGGATTGCACCCTTCATCTGGGCAGCGTAGTTGGTGGACTGCTGCTGGATGTACTGGTTGATATGGTCCCAGCGAGCCGTGCGGCTGATGACCTGCCCAAGGTTATCAAGCTCGGCCTTGTTCTGGGCAGCGCCTGCCATGTCATGGTAGTAGCCCACAATCTGGGAGTTGAGCGCCTGATGGAACCGCTCCGACGCCTGTAGCATGCGCCTGCTGGCCTGCTCAGACACGTTGGCCGCGCCACCATAGCGAAGGCGAAGGTCGTTGATTTTGCTGGCCAGTGGGCCACCGGTAAGCGTGCGCAGGTCGCCAAGGAAGTCGTCCGGGCTGATGCCCATGGCCTTGCACTCGGACTGGATGATGTTCATGTCACGCTGGAGTCGGTTGGTGACGGTAAGGCCAACCTGGAACGGCATGGCCTGCTTGCCGATTTCGCCCACTCCGGCGTCGGCAGCAATCTGCATCTTGTTGATGTGCTCGTTCACCTTGGCCTGGTATCCGGGCGCATTGGGGTCCCCGGCAAGGGCACGGGCACGGGCAGTGATGACCTCTCCCGCCATTTGGGCAAGGTCGCCCTTAGCAAGGTCACCGTCAAGACCCTGCTTGGCAACTTCCCCGGGGCTCATAATGAGCGCCGCGTGCTGGGCTGCCGGCATGGTCGCAAGGCGCTTACTGATGGGCTCCTGTCCGGGGACAGGGGCAGCATGGGCCGTGGAGGGACCTGCTCCCTGGACGACGGACTTGACCGCTCCGACCGCATCCTTGGGCAGGTCGTAACCGGTCCACCCTTCGGGGATGCCCCTCTGGTGCTGCTTTGCAAACGCAGCAAGGCGCGGGTCCACAACCTGGGGCTTGTTGTACAGGTAGTGGTTGTAGGCCTGGGCACGGAACGCGGCAGACTTGGTCTCCTGGTCCTGGGCCGCAAGCTCAGAGTTTTTCAGCGCAATGGGCGACTGGAGACGCTCGCCAATGGCGCGAATCTGCATGGCCGCAATGCGGTGGGCCTCGGACTGAGCAAGAAGGTCTCCGGCCTGGCGGTCCTCCGCAAGCTTTCGGTACGTCCCGATGTTGCTGCGAAGCTCACCAAGATGCATGTTCGCAAGGTCCTTGCGGTTGTTCATGTCCCGGTCAATGGCCTGGTTGATTAGCTTGGCGCCAATCGCGGGGTCACTGGAGAACACGCTCATCAGGCTGTATGCAATTGCCGACACGATGTTGCCCGGGTTCTGCCAGAACTTATTCTGGTTCGCCAGGTCGTTCGTGTATTGAACGGTCTTCTCGTCCAGGTCCCGCTGCTTCATCTGAAGCTGCTGGTTGTCCTCCTGCTTGCGGGAGGCAATCTGCGCGGACTGAATGGTATCCTTCTGAGCCTGGTCCTCATACGCCTGGGCCAGATTCTTGTGGGCGTCAGACTCCAGCTTACCGATTTCGCGCTGAAGGTCACCAATCTTCTTGGGGCCCTCCTTGAAGGTGTTTTTGAACTCCTCAGGCCCGCCGATAGTGTTGGCGTTCTCGTACTCGTTGATAGCGGTGCCGGCAGGACCCTTGGCCCCGCCCTGCTGTCCGTACCTGAACATCTTAGCAGTTGACTCTGCCCTGCGCTCAACCTCGTCCCCAAACTGAGACTTGAAGTCAAAGTTGGGGTCCGCACCAGGGTGCATGCTTGGGTCAGTGCCCGCATCTGCCGGGCCCGGCGCTGCGGGCGTAGACGGAATGCCGGCAGGAATGACCTGATTCAGCTTGCCTGAGATTGCGGGGCCAAGGGCCTGACCAACGACCTCCTTGGAGGGCGCAATGGTGCCTAGGCGCGCGGCCATCTCAGGGCCCACAACGCGCGTAAGAAGACCATCATCAGCCGGCGCTGCGGGAGCGGGGGCAGGAGCGGGGTCCGGAATCCAGTTTCCCTGTGCGTCGAATGCCATTATCGTGCGTTCTGGTAGCCGATTAGAGCGGCGTTGTTGGGGTCATTGGGGTCAAAGGCGGGCATCTGCTGGCCACCAGCGGCAGCAACAGCGTTACCTGCCGGGGCTCCGGGAACAACTCCACCGGCATCGGGGATGCTAAACGGGGAGGGCCTGCCATTCACGTTCTGCTTGGTCTGACTCATTCCACCCGCCTGGGGCACATACATCGAACCGCTTGACTGCTCAGAGGTGCCGGGCTGCCACCTTACGGCAGATACCTGCGGTACGGGCGCAGGAGCCTGCGGGTGGGCCTGCATCTGGCCCGTGGGGCCGATAGAGAAAGACGGTGCCGGTGAAGCAGCTGGAGCCTGCTGTAGCGACCTCCGACGAGCGGAACTGGTACCCATGAGACCCATTAGAAACCTCGCTTGGACTGGCCCATGCCAGACAGTTCTTCGTCAGTGGGGGCCCACCCGGTGGAAGTATTTCCAAGCTCCGGATTGACAGCGGGACCGTCAGTGGGGATGTTATAGGGGTTATCGTGGGAAATGTCACTACCAGAGTTGCCGGGGCTGCCACCAACGCTGGGTCCGCCAAGAAGCATGCTCTTATTGGCGTTCACTTGGTCTAGCATCTCCTGTCCGCTCTTGGAGAGGTTCTTCAGGTAGGCGTGGTCCTGGCCAGCAATCTCACTGTTAGCGGCGTGGTCGTCCATGCCGGCAGACGTGTACTGCTTAGTGCTGCCCCACGTGACCGGAGCGCCTGCGGCGGTCTTGTTGGTGTTGTCCTGGTCAAGACCAGCCTTGCCCGCTTCCTCCACACTCTTAGTGCCGTAGCCCTGGTATGGACCGCTGAACCCGCCCTTGGGAGTGTAGCCGTAGTTCTCAGGAGCCTGGGGACCCTCCGCTCCACCGGGGTAGCTATTGCGCACGTCACGCATCTGACCCTGCTGCTGAGCCGAAGCCTTCTTGGCGTTGGCGATGGCGGAGGCCATAATCTTGCGCTTGGCGCTGTTCTCCTGGTCCTTACCAACCTCTCCGTTGATGTACCCGGCAAGACCCGTGAGCCCCGCCTCAGCAACGCCCTGAATAAGCTTCTGCCTCAGCTGGCGAGCGCGCTCGCCCGGAGTGTTGCCGGTAGAAATGTTGTGAACGGCTGCCTGGGAGGCGCCCGAACGTCCTGCGTCACCGCCGCGATAGTCAGCCATTAGTAATACTTCTTCGTTGCAGAGTTGATTGCCGTACCGGCCATGCCACCAGCCGCCGCACCAGCGGGGCCAGCAAGAGAACCTACTGCCGTGAGGCCAGCCTGGGTAATGCCGCCAACGACAGCCTGCGTGTTCTGGCGATTGGCGTTGTCCTTCGCCTTTGCAGCCGCAGCTGTGTCAAGGTTGGCACCAGCCTCCTGGGCCGCCATTTCCTGGTCCAGCTGGAACTGAATGTCGGTGGGCTTCATGTACTCACCGAACCACTGCTGGTCCATCTGGTCCTGGCTCACGCCAAGCCCGCCCTGAGCAGCGGCAAGGTTGGCGTTGCCGACCTTCCACTCGTTGTTCAGGCCCGTGTTGAACAGCTGGTTCTGGTTGCTCATGCCAAGACGGGTGAGGTCCTGACCGCGCACCTGACCGGCCTGAGAGCCGTACATGCCGATGGCGTTGCCAATCTCCTTGGACCGGCCCATGCCGCCCTTGAAGGCCTCTTCGCCAGCAAGCTCACCGGCCTGCGCACCACCGGTAATCTGGGCCGCACCTAGACCAGCAAGGCCCTTGGCCTGACCCTGCATCCCTGCAAGACCTGAGCCAATCTTGTTCATGGCAAGCTTCTGGTTATACGCAGCTTCAGACGGAGCCTGTCCCATAGCGGCTCGCATGGACAGGTCAAGCATCTTGCCCTGTTCGCCGCGCGTGGCCGCCTCACGGCTGGAAAGCGCAGCGTTCTCCACCGCCTGAGGGCCACGGTTGCCCTTCATGTTGGCAAGACTAGTCGCTAGCGCGCCAGCGTTGGAAGCCTGCTGGGCGTCGTTGTCGGTAATATGGTCTGCCGCCACCTCCTCGTAGGCGTGGCGCATATCCGGGCCACCACCGTAATCGGCGGAGCCCGGGTTGACGAAGTCGGAGTGGGTGTCTCCGGTAACAGCAACGCGATTGGCTGCCTGCTTTGCCGCAGCGGCCTTGCTGTACTGGTCGTTGGGGTCCATGGCGCCCGCAGGGGGGTTATACGCAGCCTTTCCAGCGGCCGAGTCAGCCGAAGGTAGCTGCCTGTCGGCAGCATCCTGCGCCGCGCGCCTCTTGGCAGCCTCAATGGCCGCATGAAAGGGGTCTGCCATTTACGTGTTCTCCTGGGTGTTGTCAGCAGCTGCCTGCTTGCGGGCCTGAGCCAGCCATAGCTGGTGAGCCTGCTCCGCCTGAGTTTGCGCGTTTACCGGGTTCATGCCCTGCTGATAGTCACCAAGGACCGTGCCCTGCTGCTGGACGCCAACCTGGCCAAGACCAACCGCTGCACCGCCCATGCCAAGCTTGAACTTGTCCGCGTTGACGGCGTTGCCCTGGGCCATCTCGTTGCCCATGCCAAGCTGCGCCGCGTTCTGCTCACGCTGCTGGCCTAGGATGCTGCCGTAAAGGCCGCGCCCCTGAGCCATATCGGCAGCCTTTAGCGCTCCACCCTGTAGATACGCGTTCTGGCGAAGACTGGTGACGTTCCCCTGGGTGTTGCCGCCCGCATTGGCGATAGCCGCCGCACCACGGGCACTGCGCCCAATAGACTGCTGCTGGCGGGTGGCATCGTTCAGACCACTCTGAAGCTGGTAGGCCGCCACGGAAGGGCGCGTTCCTGCCGCTAGGGAGCCCGCCAGGCCCGTTGCGCCGGGCTGGTGGCCCATGGCACCGGAAGATGCGTTGTTCGCTAGGCGGGGGTCCTGCTCGGCCCCAACGGGACCAGTGACAGCCTGCTTCTGGGCGGAGCCCATGGCGCTGCCGATGGCGTCCCGCTGACCCTGCTGGGCGTCAGACCGCTGCCACCACGCATCGCGCGCACCAATGGAACCATTGGCCGAACGGCCGTACTTGGCTGCATCAGGTACTCTAATTGTAACGTCGGCCATGCTTCACTCCAGTCGAATTCATAGCAGTTATTGGTCTACAGCGCCAGTGCGTACCTGGCGTTCAGTTCTGCCTTGATTCCGGCCTCTTCTGCGGCTGTGAACCACGTACCGGACACGATGAACTCAGCAAGCTCCATGTCCATCTTGGCCGTACCGTCGTAGTTGCTTCCGACGTTGCAGACACCGTATGTGGTGTTGGCAGAGCTAACTCCCGCAGGGTACGCGGCTGAATCTGCGGTTAGGTACACCTTCTGCCCGTCGTACCCGCCGCGAAGTAGAATCCACGTTCCAGCCACCACGGCTACCGCAGCGGTGGACTTGTACCCGGGGACAGAGTTGTCGTAGATAGTGAAGACCGCTCCAGCGCTGGTGATGGTGAGGCCACCGTACGAGGCCCAATCAAACACCGCAGGGTCCGCGTACACCGTCCCGGATGGAGCCGACAGCACCGGCACCTTCAGAAGAATCTGGAAGTGGCACGCCGGGCGAGCCATAAGCGCAGCCCCACCGACCGTAGTTCCACCAGTGAACGCAGCCAGCTTCAGGTGAGAAGTGCCACCGAACGCGGCGGTAGCATGACCATTCAGGGTGGAGCCGACAGGGTCCGCACCCGTGGTGACCATGACTGCCGTTCCAGACCTGCCAGCGCTAGCAGTTCCAGCCCACTCTCCGCCAACCATTGCAAAGTTCCTGAACCAAAGCTCCAGGTTCAGGCTTGCGATGCCGGCGAATGCAGAAGAGGTGAACGTGTACGCTGCTGGGGCGGAGTAGGAGCCGCCAGGGCCGGTGACGGTTACGGACACCGAACCAGCCGCATGGGCAGGAGTTACGCATGTGATTTCGTAGTCGCTAACAACTACCACGGAGGTGGCCGCAGTGGTCCCGAAGGTGACCCCGGTAGCCCCGGTGAAACCACGGCCAAGAACCCTGACAGACACACCTCCGGCCTCGCTACCAGTGGCGTCGCACACGCCTGATACAAGGGGCTCAGGATAAGCCGTGCCACCTCCGCCAACCCTTGAGCCTGCGGAAACGTGTGGCGCACCAACCATAGGCATGACCTGGAAGGTGACGCCAAGGTACGCCATGCCAAGCCCCGTACCTACCGGGTACGAGCCCGTATCAGCAGGTGCCTGCTCCTCAATCTTGATGCGGAAAGCAAGGCTCTGCGGCTTGGAGAGCTGTAGTACAAGCTCCTCAATCGTAAGCGTATTGATTACGTTAGGCTCCCAAACGACGTACTCGGTGTAGATGTCGTTGTAGTCGTACGCGGCACTGATTTTCACCGCGTGGTTGCCCACCTTCTTGGCAAGGAAGTACGCGTCCGTGATGCGCTGCCGAGCCTGCTGGCCGGTACGAATCCAGGAAGTCTCAATCACGGTGGGTACGTAGGCGGCAATGTCCACGCCCGAAGCCTCATCGCCGTACATGACCCCAAGAACAGGGTCGGCGTAGACAATGATGTCCCCAAGGCCACCGATGTTGGCCCTGCATGCGGACTGCGGAGAGCGTCCGTAAACGGCCCCATCGCAGCTGTACTTATCCACCGACCAGGAGTCGGAAGACATGTCCCACACAACGGTAGCCCCCGTCTTTCCGGTCATCGTTCCGGTAACCGGGTCAGCGCTGGCAAGCAGCATGTGTACGCGACCAAACGAGTCCAGCGCGGTGGATACGGTGTACGGGTTGGTATCAACCGTATTCTGAACCCTGTCTCCGACCCACTTCACCTGCATGGAGCGGGTGAGAATCTCAACTCCGCGCGTGGAGCGATAGACTACTCCCTCAGTGGTAACCGCAATGCTCTTGTGACTGATACATCCGTATCCAGTAGCCAGTCTTTGCGGAGGGCTGAACTCGTTTCCTGACGGACCACCCTCGCTAGGTCCGTCACCGTCCACAATGAATATTGCGTCCTTCTTGAAGATGACAAGTCGTCCGTCTACGGACGCCATCCCGGTGATAGGCCCGTTTCCTCCGTGTACCCTGAACGAGAACGCAGGATTGAACCACGCCTGCTCACCATCAACAAAGAAGGATGAGTAGTAAACGCCGTTCCCGTACGGGTCGGCAATGAACAGCCGGTCCTTGTGCTGGACGATGATGTTGCCGCAAGGGGGAACATAACGGTCAAGGGATGTGTTGGGGGTTCCGGGCTGCCTGTACAGCTGCGGCTGAACGGCAATCTGGGCGTCCGTTAGGTTGTCGGACACAAGCAGGAACTTGCTGGCCTGCAGCACAAGCGGCTGGGTCAGAAGACCAGATAGGGGCGTACCAACCTGAGAAGAGGCCACAAGGTAGTACGTGGTACCACCCGAAGTGGTCCGGTAAAGCTCCGTAACAAGCCCGGGGGTAAACCCTCCGGATGCGTCAATCTTGTTGCTCAGGTTGCAAGGAACGATGTAGGCATCAACCTTCTTGGTGCCTCCCGTAACCGCAACGCTCTTTAGGTCAGAAACCTGGCTGTATGCCACGCAGGACTTCTGGTCAACGTACCGATACACGGCCAGGTACGAATATGTTCCGATGGCAATGGCCCCGGCCGCATTCTGGGCTGCCGTCATAATGGGCTTGTCACAGAACCCGGCCTCCGCCATCTGGTCGCCGGCAGAGACCGAGCACGCGCCTCCGGTGATGTAGTCTGACCCACCAAATGATGCAACACCGGAGTTGGAGTGCCTCCTGGAGCGTACGTCGTACATAGCGAACCCACAGCTCCTCTGTGTGATTCTGACGGGAACCACCGGGAAGAAGTTGCGATGTGTAGAGTCTGTGCATAGGTAGCGGGTTAGAGTGGACGACGTAGCTGCGATGCGTGAGACTCCGTTGTACGGCTCCAGGACGGCCCCAAGGCGCGCCACGTTGTGCGACTGTGCGTCGGCAACCGCAGCGTTGAACAGGGACAGCTGCGCAATTGCGTGCGTAGCAAGCTCTCCGCTAACCGCCTTGGTTACATGTAGGAAAATATCATCCCTGGTGGTGTAGGAGCCGGCCGCTCCGATGGGGTGTGAGGCAAGCTCCCAACCATCCATGCTGAATGACAGCGTGCAAGCCGCAGTGTCAACTGCGTTGCCAATCCACACAGATAGCCTGGTGGTGGTGGTTCCGCCAAGCGCAGGGGTGCTGCGAAGCACGATGACGACGAACCCTGAGATTACAGAGAACGCTGTAACTGCGCTAGCTCCGTGGGCCGCGCTTGCTACGGTTGAGACGGATAGGTCGGCAAGGCTAACCGCGCCTACATCAAGGCCGAGATTTGACGTAAACCACAGATTGGTCCCGCATGCACAGATGAATGTCTGACCAGGGCCTGCGCCTGGAATGGCAAGCGTTTCGTTGACGGTGGATGTTGATGCGGTGACCGCAGTGGCGTAGTAGGCGCCAGCGACGGAGTAGCAAACGAAAGCGCGCGTGGAGCTAACCGCAACGTCGTACGTTCCAGGAATATCAACAACGCCAGCTGTAAACGCAACCTTGGTCAGTCCAAGTGCGTATGCGGAGGCGGGAAGACTTGCGGTAGTATCGATGGAGACGAAATACTTTGAGCCGAAGACAACAAGGTACCGACCTCCGACGAAGACACATTTGGCATTCTCTGCCGTGGCTCCAGCGGTGAGGCCGAACACAGTTCCAAGCTCATACGAAGCAACCTGGTAGCCCCCGGCTCGGTCGTACAGATACAGAACGTTGGAAGAGAATCCGGAAGCTGAGTTGCCGGTCTTAGTGATTAGCGCAAGGTGGTTGTCAGAAGCTGCAGAAGAGTAGACTTCCGAAGACACGTTGGATGCTGACGATGCGACGAAGTCCGCAGATTCAACGCTAAGGTGCGGAGCATACTCAAGACCGTCGCTAACCGCAAACTTGCCAGCAGATGCAGAGTATCTGTAAACGGAGCTATTCTTGCCAATCATGGCAAGCCCGCCACCAGTGGTGGGGAACACAATCTCAGGGTTAGTCAGGTCGTTACCAAGAGCATCAACCGTGATTCCACCAAGAAGGGACAGCGACGGGCGCTTGACGTGGGCTCCGGTCTGGTCATGGAACAGGTTCTCAACGCGGGTAAAGCACGTCTCCTGGTCAGCTGTCTCCGGCCTGTCACGCTCGTTGACGCCCTTCGCAAGGCTCAGGTGTAGTAGCTGCTTCTCAAGCGGAAGGGGTGCGGGCATTAGACTTCACTCACTCTGTTGGCGATAAGGCTACTTTTGGCGTAAATAGTAGCGGTTGTTGCGGCAGTGACGGTTGCGGCTTGGATGCTGATATTACCATCAATCGCAACCTTTACCACGCCCTCAATCTTGTCATCACGCTCACCTCCAGCAACGTTGTGAACAACGCTTCCAAGGGTGTTGATGGCAAGGAACTGTGCATACACACGGGTTGTGATGACTGCTCCGCTGCCCAGGTGCCACGCGTCAACGGTGCTTCCCACCGGGGCCCCGATGGCGTACTTCATTCCGCCCACGGCCGAGTCTCCAGCGCCGCCCACGTAGCTAAACCACCACACCTCCCCGGCCTTCACCGGGAACTTTAGGTTTGTGTCAACAGCAGTCACAGAGGTGGTGGTGAAGTTGCTGGCCAGCGCAAGCCTGACGTTATCGGGAGAGCTTGCCACCGTAACGCCCGGGTTCACGCCTGCCGAGGCGGGCTCAACCCTGATAATTGCCCTTCCGGCATTGTACGACCTTAGGACAAGGATATCGTTCGTTGACGTAGCGTCCTGCACAATCGACGGATTGTCCACCGGATAGGCAACTCCGCCCTTCTGTAGCCATGTGACCACCCACCATCGGACAGGAGACGAGAAGCGGTGAAGGATGGATGTGAGGGCCCCTCCGGTACCAAGGTTTACTTCAAAGTCCACGGCCTCAGGGCCAACCCTGGCTTCAAGCTCAGAGATTCTCTGGGACATGAGCCTGATGGTCTTGGCCAGCTGGTCCGGGCTTGCGTTCTCAGGGTTGTCAACGGAGCCCTGTGAGCTAAGGAACCTTCTTGCCCTGGCAATGACACCGGATGCTGTAATCAGCTTCATGGTTACAGACTGTAGCCGTAACGGTAGAAAAGCTCAACGTTGCTGCCACGGATATCCCAGCAGCTGATGCTATTGTTCCATGCGATGTAGCGGTCGTTCTCCCTGGAGCGACGCTTGCGGACCACGCGGGCCGGTTCACCAACGCTACGGCTGGCGGCCGTCAGGATGCGCTGCTCTAGCTCCTGCTTGCGACGCTGGAACCAGGAGTGGTCGTCTCCGCGCTTCACGCAGATGAACATGGCTGCGGTCACAATGGTGTGCTCCTCCCAGCCGTTGATGCC